CAAAAGAGCGGACTACTTTAAGAATAAAGATACTACAAAGAACGATAATAAACCAGCACCAGGCGATAAAGATGCTAAGACTAAACCAAGTATTCATACAACAAAGTATAAGAAAATGTTTGGTGAATTTAAGAGAGATTTACAAGATGCTTGTTGGGTAGGTTATAAAAAAGTAGGCATGAAGAAAAAAGGTGATAAGATGGTACCAAATTGTGTACCTGAAGAGATGAGTATAGAAGATGCACAAAAAGTAGAGGGTTTTGTACCTGAGTCCTATGAAATTGGGCATGATTATGCTAATCATACAAAAGAAATGACACCAGGTGAAACGCCAGATGTAGCACCAGTAGATGCTAAATTAAGAGGCACACCTAACGACCCTAAATCTATTGGCAAAAAAGATATAAAAGAATGGGCTTCTTCAGCTGAAACAATTGATAAATATAGGGAACGATACAAAGAGGAATGGCGAACTAGATTAGAGGATGTCGTTTCTAAGATGATAGAGAAACTATAATGAAAACATTTAAAGAATTCGAAAATATTGATGAAGCATGTGAAGAGTGTATCTTTGAGCACGAGCTTGAGGGTTTACAAGAGGCTGAGTATCAAGGTAAGAAAGTTAAATTAAACGACCCGATTAGAGGTGGCAGTAAGAAGTTTTATGTTTATGTTAAGAATGACCAAGGCAATATTGTTAAAGTGTCATTCGGCGATACAACTGGATTAAGTATTAAGAGAGATAACCCAGCTCGAAGAAAGTCTTTTAGAGCTAGGCATAATTGTGATAATCCAGGTCCTAAATGGAAAGCTAGATACTGGTCGTGTTATCAATGGAGAGCGGGAGCAAAGGTAGACAACTAAAATGAGCAGATATAGACAAACATTCACAGAGGCGATGCAACAAGTAGCGCTGACTGAAAAAGAAGTAAGCAAATTAAAAAACGGTGTTAAGGTATTAGGTAACGCTTTACCAAACAGAGCATTGGCACAGAAAATGGCCGACAAGGCTAATAAAGAAATGGGCAAAGATGCAGATGTATACCAATCTCCGTTTAATAACAGATTTTATGTAAGAATTAAAGAGGCTGCCGACCATGAGATTTCTATGGCTCGTGGAGAACTAGAAGCTATATCTGATAAAGCATTAAAGTTATCTTCTATCTTACAAGGTAAAACAGATGATGCACAACTAGAAGCATGGGTGCAATCTAAGATTACAAAAGCAAAAGACTATATCAATTCAGTTTCGGATTACATGGAGTACAATCCAGATAATGCAAATGAAGAACTAGAAGAAAGTTTTTCAGATAGTCAAATTAAACAGTTACAGAAACAATACGAACCTTTAAGAGGTAAGAAGATTTCTATTGACAATGCAAACAAATTAGGTGCAATGTTTACCAAGTTTGATAAAGACAAGAACGCATTAGAAAAATTATATGGTGGTGATATACCATTTGTATCAGTAATGGCCATGACTAGACTTATGACCAAACATAATTACAAAGCTGCCGACTTAAATAAACTTGGTAAGATTAGAATGGAAGAAATCGAAATCTTAGACGAGGCTACACAAGAGTTAGTAGATGTTACTGAGGGTAAGATTGACGCAAAGAAATTTGATAGTTTGAAGAGAGGTGATACAATGAATATCACTTACAACTCAACTATGGGTGGTAAATCTACACAAAAATTTGTTGTAAAGAGTAAGAGTAGAAGTGCTAAGTACAACACAGACAAAGTAACAATGTATCCTGATGGCAAACCAAATATGTCAAGATACTTCTTATACAAAAGAGCAAACGGTGATGTATCAATGGCAACAGGTGATATGGCCGCTTCAATTATGTCTGTAGAAGGATTTACAGAGAGTGTTGAGTATGTAGAATACATGGCAAAGAATTCAGGTGAAGCAGGTAGAATTGCTAATATGTTTAAAGGTAAAACAGGTGGTGGAGAAATTCATAAATCTGGTTCAGAAGTTAGAATTGATAGTGCCAAAAACATTGAGAGTATTCACAAGCAAGTAGTTGCAAAGTTTCCAGACACAAATGTAATGACAGTTGAAGATGCTGATTTAGAAGAAGGTATGATGAGTAAGATTGATGCCATGCAAAAAGATGGTAAGTCAGCGGCTGATATTGCAAAAGAATTAAAATTAAAAGTATCTGTAGTAAAAGGTATCTTAGGTGAAGAACTAGATGAAATGAAAAAAGATGATGCATACGCAATTGGTATGGCACAAGCAAAGAAATCTATGAACGATGAACCACCTTTAGATAAAAAGACTATAGAAAAAGGACATGAGATTGCTAAAAAGGTAATGAAGAACGAAGACCATCCAGCAAAAGAGATGTATGAACAAATCAAAGGTCTAAAAAACAAAGCTGAAAAATCAGGAATGCCTTACGGTATTTTAAAGAAGGTTTACGATAGAGGAATGGCCGCATGGAGAGGTGGACACCGACCAGGTGCTTCACAGCAACAATGGGCATTTGCTAGAGTAAATTCATTCGTAACAAAATCCTCTGGAACATGGGGTGGAGCTGACAAAGACTTAGCTGCCAAAGTTAAAGGGAGTAAATAACATGAAAAATAACTTTGATAAAAAGCCCGGCAGTATAGAAGATGTAGTTGCCGGCATGACTAACCATACTAGAGAGAATGCTTATCAAGATAAATTCAAAAAAGAATTAGAAAAGACAGGCAAAGGCATTGGTGCAATGACACCAAAAGAAAAGTCTGCTTTCTTTAGTAAGATTGATAAAGAATACAAAGCAAAGAATGAAGAAATAACTGAAGAAACAATTGTAGAATTTTCTTCACAACAAATTAAACAAGCATATGGTATTGCAAATGACCCTAGATACAAACAAGGTAACTATTCAGGTGCAGTAAAAGCTATTGAGAAACTTGCAAAAGGTTTATCACAACATCCAGATGTACAAAAGGTTTTGAAAAGAACTAACGAAGATTTAGAAGAAGAAAAAGTAGAATGTCCTCAGTGTAAAGGTAAAGGGTGTGACCATTGCGATGGCAAAGGGTATCACATGGAAAGCCATATGGGACAAACTAAGAAAGCAAATCAATCTCAGAAAGATGCCAAAGGTGAAAAAGAAATCATCAAAACTGTTTCAGAAACCGTATTAGATATGTGGAAAGAAGCAGCTGGCGAAAAGAAAGAGAAAGAAGTTGAAGAAGAAGAGGTTAAAAAAGAAGAACCTAAGAAAGACGAAGACGCTGCTAAAAAAGAATTAGAAAAAAAAAGCGATGAAGTCACACTTCTAAAACAAAAGGTTGACTTAGAGAAAGCTAAGGCTGTTCAAAAGGACACACAGAAGATGGTTAATCCTGAAACTGGTGAACCTCTTTTACAGGTAGGTATTGCATACAAAGCTCTTAGAGATAAGATGAAAAAAGAAGAAATTGAACCTACTAAAGAGAAAAAGGTCAGTGAAACTGAATTAAAGAACAAAAAGCGAACAGATACAGAAGAAAAACCAAGTGAAATCGAAGTAAATCCAACAATTAAATACAATAAATAAGCAAAATAGTGCTTGCCTTTAGTGTGGAAGTATGTTAGGATATACACATAATAAAGAAAAGGATACACTATGAAAAATTTACCTAGAATATATTTAGATATGGATGGTGTTCTTTTCGATTTTGTTAAGAATATTGAGAAGACTACTGGTCTTACAATCAATCAATGGACTAAACTTGGTAGAAAAGAGCGTTGGGATCCAATCATCGCAAACAAAAAGTTTTGGTCTGACGGACCTTGGTTGAATGAGGGTAAGAAATTATTTACCTTTGTAAAGAAATACAATCCTCACATACTAAGTGCTTATGTAGAACATGCTCACGACCCTAATTGCATTCCAGGCAAGAAGAAGTGGGCTATGAAGAACACTGGCATACCTGCCAATAAAATCAATCTTGTGATGAGAAGTCAAAAAAAGAACTATGCAAGTCCTGGTTCTATACTGATTGATGATTACGAAAAGAATACTGCTGAATTCAATAGAGCAGGTGGTACAGGTATCACATTCAAAACTGCCTCACAGACAATCTCTGAACTCAAAAAACTTGGTTTCAAGTAACCAACTCATATAAATAGTCCTGTTATAACACATAATATACGAATTATTATTTAACTTTATAAAGGGAGAAAAGATATGAGTTTATGGGGAGCAACGGACTCTGACGAGAGTAAGCCTAAAAACTTAACTACAGCCGAAAAGAAAGAGGTATTCGCTACCTCAAAAGGTTGGGTTAGAGAAGCAGGTTCTATTCAGTCAGGTAACGATAATACAAGCGCTACACCAGAAGTTTTAGTTGCCATTGGCGATTTACAAACTTCTCTTGGTGCCGCTGACATTACAAGTATTGATTTTAATATCACAGCATTTGATAAATCAGATGGTGGTACATTATCAGTAACAGCCAGATTTAATGAAGCAGTAGATGTAACAGGTACACCTCAGCTTACAGTTGTAAATGACCAAAGAACAAATCACACATTATCATATGCAAGTGGTACAGGTACTAACGAATTAGTATTTACATTAGCTATTGGCGCTGCTAACGCAGCTACAAACGCTGGTGATGTTCTATCAATTGGTGCAAATGCAATGGCATTAAACGGTGGTACAGTTAAAGACGCAGGTACAGCAACAGTATCTACAATAACTAACTCCGCTGGTATTGGTACAGCAGCTGGTACAATTACAGTAGCAGCATAACAAAATTGAAAAGGGGGCTTAGGTCCCCTTTTCTTGTATAAATAATTATATGAACAAAGTGATGTAGTCAACTGGCTACAGTAGCATTCCCTAAGGGGTTAACAGGAGAAAAAAATGGCAGATAAGAAAATAACACAGCTTACCAATCTAGGTACAGCTTTAGCAGGTGTAGACCTGTTTCATGTAGTAGATGACCCAAGTGGTACACCTATTAACAAAAGTGTTTCAGCAGAAAACATCTTTAATTATATTCCTACTTGGTTAGGACTAGCACAATCTTCACAGGCAATTGTAGCAGACGGTTCATCAGCAACAGCTATTGATGTAACATCAGCTGTAACTGAAGTAAATGCAACATCAGCTACACACGCAGGCGCATTAGCAGATGGTACAGCAGGTCAAATTAAGATGATTTTAAATACATCAACAAGTGGTACTAACAATGTAGTTATTACACCGGCTAACTTAGCAGGTGGCACAACTATTACATTAAATGCGCCAGGCGAAAGCGCTGTATGTATTTTTAAAGCGTCTAAGTGGTATGTAATTGGTGGCAATGGCTACGCAATTGCTTAATATATAATTAAAAGGAGAATATAATGTCTATATCAAAAGAACAATTGATTGAAGAAAGAACAAAGTTACAAACTGAATTTGATGCTGTAAGAAAAGATATCGTACAGATAGAAACTCAGTTAGGGTCATTAAGAAGTAATTTAAATGCTCTTAATGGTGCAATCCAACAGACTAATAAAATGATTAGTATGGTTGAGGAGAAAAAGGAAGATGAAAAACTTTAAATCATTTCTCTTAGGAGAAAATTTAAAAGATTTTGAAGATGATGTTTTGGGAGAAAAAGCACCCGATACTGCTGATGCAATGAAAAGGCATAAGGCAGGTAAGGCTGGCTTCGGAGATATCACTCATCTGAAAGCAAAAGGATTGATACCTCGTTCTGACGGAACGAAAAAGGTATCAGATAAATATAAGTAAGAGGAAAGAAATGAAAACTTTTAAACAACACATTAAAGAAAGTATGTCGCCGTTAGGTGTTAATACTAGTGGTATGGACGGTCAACATGTTGGTGACGGTGCTGTAGGACTAGCAAACATCCATGACGAAGATGTATTGAAGAAAGTAAACGCTTTTGTTGGTGCAATTGCAGAAAAGGAATATCTAAATCCTCAAGCTGCCGTTGAACAACTAAGAAATAGTTTGAATAAAATTGGTCTGACAGTATCAGAAGTTGCCTGTGAAGGCGATAGAGGTACAGTTAATGCCGATGTTATTCAATTTGGTGGTAGATTTGGTAAAGACCTAGATGGTTCTGATTTAAATGATGATGGTATTTCGCACAGAAAAGAAGGCGGCCTAAAGTTACAGGTTAAATACGAAACATTAAGTACAGGAACATCGAAAGTTTACGCCAAGTTAGTTTAACTAACTAGGAAGCGTGAATGTTTAGAGAGATTACTAAAGACAATTGGTTATTTTTTGCACAGCAAAACTATGATAATCCAACGGTTGAAACAGAAATTGAATTTTATGATGATATCAAGAGATTTAAATATCTCAAAAGATTGTTTCGTAAATACGAGATAACAGGTGAAATAAAAATACGATTGGTTTTAAACCATGTAATAGTATTACAGAATGTCTTTGGTGCAGAAGCAGCTATAACATTACTGCTATTTAAAATTGATAAGAAGTATTGGAAGATATTGAAACCAGTTTTAGATTACCTTAGTTATCTCTATCCACACGAACTAAATGATATCGTGGACGATGCAAACATATACAACGAACTGAGGGAACTATGAGTAGAACAATAGATGCATTAATTACCTATAGGGTTATTAAACTCTTGGTGACTGGCTTTGAAAAGACAGAAGCTTTTAAAAGAGGCATCATCGACAAAGACGGTAAGGTTCTTAAACCTTTTAAAACACTAAAAGGTTCTGATAGAAAACATTATACAATACTACATAGGTTCGCTTGGAATATGAAACGAATTCTTAGAAAAGTAGGATTAGGTAGCAGACTAGGTACATTTGGCGTTGCTTTAGCAATGTTAATTAAAGAGGACTCCTCTTACGCCTCTTATAAAGATTGTATCGAAAGTGCAGTTATCACTTACTTGAAAGAAGAAAATTTATACGATGAAATTTTAACAGAAAGTAAAGAAATACCAGAAATTGACGCAACACCATACATGACATGTTTCGGAGTTGATATATATGAACGCAATGGACAACTGGTTTCGGAGTACGATTATGCCAAACATTAAATATAAAGAATTCCTTAGAAAACACACAACTGAGGACATAGTTAACAAGATGCAAGAAGACGCACCAGCAAACGCAGTAGCTCATGGTGGTGTTGACATGAATCCAGACGGCAAGAAAGTCAAAAAGAAAAAAGAAAATGATGCCGAAGATATGTTACGAAGAGTTATAATGAATAAACTTAGTGACAAAATCAAAGAAGAGAATGATAACAATAGTACCACACTTAGAGGTGTACTTGACACTCTAAACAAAGTAGAAAAGATTTCTGATAAATACCTTGGTGTTAATGAAGAAGTCAAAATTGTAGAAGACAAAGAGTATAAATCATTCAAAGAGAAATATAATGGCTAAATCATTTAAAGAGTTTTTGGGATTACCAACAGTTAGAGTAGGTGGTTTAGATAGTATGCACCCTATTGCTGACCTTGGTGACACACCTCCAAAAGGTCAAGGTAGTAGAGCGCCAAGAGCAACAGGTCTTCAGGCGAACTATTCATCACAAGCACCAGGTACTATGAGACCATTTTTAACAGCAGACGCAAAGAAGTTACAAATGAAAAACTGGTCTTCAAAAGGATTTGGTCCTAAAACAGAAGATATTAAAAACACTCCTTTATATAATCACATGCTTGAAGTAGGAGTAATTAAAAAGGAGAAGTAATGGAAATATTACTAACATTAGCAATGAAGTTTTGGCAATGGTCAATTCTTATCGTATTAATCTTAATTGGTTTTCTAATTAATCTATTAGATAAGAAAGAAGTGAAAAGGGTAAACTTTAGATATGATGATTACCCACATATGAAACCAATTAAAATTGCTACGCAAGGAAAAGGTTTTTGGTCAGCGATAGTAATGTGGTTACTAGGAACTAGACATTGGGAAATAGCGAAAGACTTTAATTATAAAATCAATGGTGTATGGTATGTAATACCAGCCGGATTTAAATTTGATGGCGCTAGTGTCCCTAAATTCTTAGCCACATTCTTATCACCAGTCGGAGTATTGTTGATTGGTGGCCTTGTACATGATTATGCTTATAAGTATGCAGCTCTGAAACCTGTTTCGAAGAAAGACGCTTTGTTATTAGTCGACCAAAAAGAAGCAGACAAAATTTTCAGAGATATCAATATTGAGATAAACGGTTTCTACTTTCTAAACTACCTTGCCTATTGGGCATTAAGAATTGGTGGTTTTGTGGCATGGAATGGTCATAGAAAGAGAAACGAAGAAATCAAATAACAGGAGAAAAAGTATGAACTGGTTAAAAGATAGAGTTAAAGAAGTATCATCATGGTCTGGTGCAAGTTTAATTGCATTAGGTATGTTGATTATTTTAGGAGGACCCTTTGTTAAGATAGCTGCTTATGCAGCCGTGGCTTGGGGTATTATATCGGTGGTGAAGAAAGACTAATGTTCGGATCCGCTAAACTAGTTATGATAGGTATAGTCGCCATCGGTTTATCCGGTGGCGCTGCCTATGTGTACAAACTCAAGGCTGATAATGCCGTTCTCAAAGAGAACAATATCAAATTAGAAGAGAGTGTGAGCTCTCAACAGGCAGTCATTGAACAACAGAAAAAAGATTTTTCTAATATCATGGAAGCGAACAAAAGATTGCAAGAAACGACTGTTACTTTAGCAAAAGAAATGGCGGCACTAGATGATAAGTTTAATAAAACAA